CTGACGACAGCGCTGGCCGGTTTCCGAACCGACCGCCGCGGGCTCCCCCGTTTATTCGGAGGTTTCCTTCAGCTGATCTTCGCACCTGATGGTACGCTACGAGATGATCCAGAAGCTGACGCTATCTGGGCCATTCGCCAGGTTTGCTACCTGACGAGTAAGATTGAACGTGAATGTACACCCGTGAGGGTGGACGCCGCGTATCAGTCTTACCTCGATGTTGACGCTTCGGTGCCTGTGGACTTCACGGAGATGGATGTTTCTCATCTCTATTGGTTCAAGAAGGCAACGAAGATGTTTCGGCCTCTCTTCTCAGAGCTCGATCGCGAGATCGCTCACTTTGAGTTGAAGCCGAAGCATGGTCCTGGAAGTGTTGCAGATAGGTTGACTCACCCTGAGAGGGGTAAGTTTCCCTACTGGACTCATAGGCTGGAGTCGGTATTTCCCTCGTGGAGGTACCGTACCAACTTGCCTATGGGTTTACACCCAGGATCCGTCGAGTCCTGTGACGAGCTGCCCGTGAGGGTTACTCATGTTCCGAAGACTCAAAAGACCCCAAGAATCATTGCCATCGAACCTTCAACTGTGCAGTACGCACAGCAAGGTCTCTGGCAGGTGATCAAGGAAAAGGTTCTCACTTCCGAGTGGAACCAGGTCATTGGGTTTACGGATCAGAGTAGGAATCAACACATGGCATCTGAAGCTTCGAAGTCTGGAGGTTTTGCAACTCTCGACCTCTCCGAAGCTTCAGACCGTGTGTCTGTACCGCTCGTTGCGCTTCTTGTTGACGGTTTCCCCCACCTTGGGGAGTACCTATCAGCAACAAGGAGTAGGTATGCAGACGTTCGAGGGGTTCATCACCCAATCCGAAAGTTTGCATCCATGGGCTCCGCTCTCACGTTTCCGGTTGAGGCACTGGTTTTTACAACAGTGATCGCATCCGTTTTACTTGAGAACGGCATCTCGGTATCATCGCCCCGAAAGCTATGGGGTCAGGTGTCCGTATACGGTGACGACTTAATCGTCCCCACCGTATATGCTCAAGCTGTGATCGAACGACTGGAAGCCCTTGGGCTTAAAGTGAATCGATCCAAGTCTTTCTGGACTGGAAAGTTCAGAGAGTCTTGTGGTGAAGAATACTACGATGGCCATCCGGTCACTGTAGTTCGCCTCCGTCAGGAGGTTCCTTCATCGGCAGCCGAAGCAACGCTCGTGAAATCATTTGCCTCTTTCAGAAACCGGGCTTACTCAGCCGGTCTCTGGAAAACGGTTCGTCTCGCAGATTCGATCCTTTCGAGGATCACTCTGTGGCGTGCCGTTCCAAGGGCAGATGTCCACATCGCAAAGGTTTCCTTCCTTCCACCGGTACAAGCTGATCGGATCAACCGATCGCTCCACCGTGAAGAATGGAAAGTACCTTCCGTTAAGTATCGTTCGGCTGATTACCGATACGATGACGAATACGGCTTGTACGAGTGGCTCCAGACAAAGCAACGTGTTGCTTTGCCTACTGGAGATTACGAGCGCCAAGAACGTCCTATAGCGTCGCAGCTAATCTATAGGTGGTCTCCTTCCTATTAGGGATGGGGATGCTAGCAACGGTTGCTAGCATGAGGGGGG